TTGCTCAGCGTTTCGCAAAGCTGCGCGGCAAACTCGTCCACGCCGCCCATAAGGGAATATTTTTTGAAAATGACCTCCCCGTCCTTGCTCGTGTAGATCTCCAACGGGTCGCCCTCGCGGATACGCATGGTGCGGCGGATCTCCTTGGGGATGACAACACGGCCGAGGTCGTCCCTTTATGTCAAGTAGGTGCAAAAAAATTTTGCGAACTATCCGGAAAGCCTTTTATATCAATGGTTCTGGGCTATCCGGACGGCGCTACAATGCACCTACGAGGTTTCGATAGATTATGTTATTTTAAGAGCAAATTCGACAGTTTGCCCCGAAATGAAACATCGGAGTCACTTCGCAACTCCGATGTTTTCATCGGTGTTAATTTTCGCTTCGTTGAACTTCCAGACAATTTCGATTGTCTCGGTGTCATAAACGAGTACACGTTCAACCGCATCGTACAGATGCTCTCTGAGCTGATCATCGGGCAATCCGGTCATCCGGCTTGCTGCCTCATGTCGTTCTTCTGCATCAAGACTTTGCTGACGAAATGCTTCAAACTGAGTTTCACAGGTCACAAGCTGCTCTTTCAGGGCAGCTTGTTTTTGCGTAAGGGAGTCTTTGCCGGAAAGATACTCTTCCGGAGTCAGCTTCCCTTCACGGTAGTTTTCATAGATCGTGAACTTTTCACGATCACAGGCGTCATACTGGGCTTTCAGCAAGATGAGCTGTCTTTCCAGACTCTCACCTTTGCTTTTTGCTGTTTTTCTGATGGCAGCGGATTCGACACGGACGATTTCGATCTGCTTTTTCAATGCTTCAAAGACAATTTCCTCAAGTGCGCTTTTCCGCCAGCGGACGTTTTCACATGGACTACCATCGTGATACCGATGGGACGGACAGGCAAATACAGTTCCATTGGCTTTCTCAAGCTTTCCGCCGCAGTGTGCGCAGAAGTAAACTCGGTCTGACTGATCATGAGTGCTTCGGGCAAACTTTCTTCGCCTTTGGATTGCCTCTTGCGCTTGCTCATACTCATCCTTCGTCACAATCGCCTCATGCGCATTTTCACGGATATACCATTCCTCTTTCGGAACGCGCCTCTGATTTTTGTCACGGATGAATCTGCTTTCGCGGGTGTGATTGACCATTGTTCCGGTATACTTCACGCTCTCTATCATAGTCAGTAGACCGTGATGTGTCCACTGGGGTTTCTTGGAAGACGCCTTTCTGGAAATAGCTTTGTACTGGGCGGGCGTTGGAATGCCCTCGGTGTTCAGTTCCTTTGCGATCTGTGTGCAGGACTTGCCACTGATCACTTCCATGAAAATACGGCGGACTATCGGAGCGGTTTCTACGTCAATGATGAGATGGTGCTTGTCAGCAGGGTCAGCTTTATACCCGTATGGAACAGTGTTCACATACTGGGCTTTTTTCTGTTTCAATCCCATTGCTGACTTGACCTTCTTGGAGAGGTCCTTGCTGTAATAATCGTAAATGAGATTTTTGAAGGCTACATCCATGCCAATAGTCTTGCCCTCATGCTTCGAGCTGTCGTAATGGTCATTGATTGAAATGAAGCGGATGCCAAGGAACGGAAAGATGTGTTCCAGATAATCGCCAACCTCAAGATAATCACGACCAAAGCGCGACAAGTCCTTCACCACGATGCAGCTTATTTCCCCGTGCTTTGCACACTCTATCATCTTTGCAAAGTCGGGACGGTCAAAGTTCGTGCCGGAAAAACCATCATCACAGAACTCTATGCGAGGCAGATCGCAGAGAAGCGGATTCTGATCCAGATGACGATTGATGAGCATACGCTGTGATGCTATACTGTTGCTCTCATCCTTGACTTTGTTTGTGCGCTTGTCAACGTCTTCAAGCGACAAGCGCAGATAAATTGCGATCTGCTGTTTCATCAAGCAACCTCCCTCCTGATCTTCTCGCAAGTCTTTGTAAGTGCTGCAAACTCATCCATATAGCTGAGTTTGATTTCCAATGTGCCGTCCACATGAAGTCTCATGGACTCGATAAACGCATCCGCCATTTCCTCGGAGATTTCAGCAGCATGATAAAAACGGTGGATCATCTGCTTCCACTTCATTTCACCGGTAAGCTGTTCCTCAGTCTCAATCTTGGGTGCTTCAAGCTCAGACAGACTTCTCTCAATCGCCCGAATGTCTTCCATGACGATTACCTTGTGATGGCTGTATTCTGCATCAGAAAGCATCCCCTCCTTGAGATCAACGTACATCCGGCTGAGAAGAGACTGCTTTTGTGCTAACTTCTGCCGAAGCGTTCTAATCTCTTGTGCAGTATTATTCTGCTTGAGCCTTGCTTTTTTTAGCGCCAGCAGGGAATGAAGCGTCTTCTCCATATCGAGGAACACTTCCATCTGAGACTTAATAAATGCGAAAACAGCTTCATCAAGATCTTGCCTCCGCATTTTGATGTCGGAACAGCCTCTTGTCCCATGCTCTGCGTAGGTCGGACACTTGAAGGTAAAATACACCTTATCTTTTTTCGTGCTGATGGAGCGATGCAATTTCATAATTGCGCCGCACTCAGCACAAACAAACTTCTTCCCGTAGATGTTTTTCGCTTTGGGTAGATGATCATACTTGCCCGAATTGGCTTTCGTGCGTTCTGCGGTTGCTCGATTGACCTCCTGCACCTTTTCAAACAGTTCTTCACTGAGAAGTGGTTCATGGGTGTTTTTTGCGATGATCCATTCGTCTTCGGACGTGATGTGATAAGGGATGCCTCCATAGAGACACTGACTGCCTTTCTTTTGCGCCAGATGCCCGATATAAACGATGTTTTGGAGGATTTCGGTTATCATGTGCTTGTTCCACAGAATGACACGCTCCTTCTTATTGAAGTTTGTTTCCACGCCGCGCTCCCGTTTGAGTTGACTGGGGGAAAGAATACCGGCGTCGTTGAGCTTTTTGTTGATGCCCATGTAGCTGACACCTTCGGCTCTCCACTGAAATATCTGGACAACAATCGGTGCAGTCTCAGGGTCGATCAAAAGATGATTCTTGTTCTCAGGGTCTTTGCGATAGCCATACGGAGCATAGTTCCCAATATAGTCACCGCGTTCCATCTTCGCTTGCAGGGCTGTTGTGACCTTGCGTGAGATGTCCTTCGCATAAAAATCATTGACGATGTTCGACAGAGAGGCGGATAAATGCCCCTCGCTTGTTACCGTCGCAGTATCAAAGGAGTCATTGACGGAGATAAAACGCAGATCGAAGAACGGGCAGACCTTTTCAATGAACTGAGAGGTTTCGATATAGTTTCTGCCGAGGCGGGATAAGTCCTTCACCACGATGCAATCTACAATGCCCATCTTGACGGCTTCCATCATCCGGTTAAACTCTGGACGGAGAAAGTCGGTTCCGGTATAGCCGTTGTCAACGAATAGCGCTGTCTTCTCAAGATACGAGCGCGACGCAACATAGTTTTCAAGGAGAGCGGTCTGGTTCTCAATCGAGTCCGATCCCTTACCGTTGTCTTCAACGGAAAGGCGGACATAGAGAGCGGTTTTCCAGCGACGGATAGGAGTATCAACTACTGGGGTAGGGAGATTTTGCTTTTTCCGAGATACTCGTGCCATTAGACCACCTTCCTTTCTAAGCGAATGACCTTATTCGCGTCCTCCTTTTCCTGACGTTCGCGCAGAAACTCGACGATAGATGCAAAACGGTCACAGTGCATGAGACCGACATCAATATCCTTATTTTCTCGAATGTGAATATAGTCGATCAGGTTGACCACGGTGCTTCGAGTGAGTTCCGTGATATTTGCGTATTTTCTGAATTGCTCAAGCCAGCTTTGTTGTTCTGCCAGTCCACCCATCACGCTGTTTCGCTCACTGGTGAGCCGCATAATGGTTTCGCTTGCCTCTCTGATCTGCTGGTCGAACTGAGCTGTGAAGGCTTTGTATTCCTCACGACTGATGAAATCATTTTTGAAGTCTTCATAAGCGCCGGTTTTCAAGCGGCGGTTCTTATCAATGACTTCTTCCTGAAACGAAATTTTTGCTTTGATCTTCTCAATCTCGCGGTTTTCCCAAGCCATATCGTCAATCCGCTGCAACGCATCCGCCATATTCATAGCGGCACTGATATGCGCCTGAACGACAGCAAGAACGGTATCATATACGACAGATTCTTTGATGCTGTGAGACGAACAGGAGGTCTTGTCGCTCTTGTTACCACCGCAGATGAAATAGGCATATTCCTTTTCTCCGCAGCGGGACACCCTGCGTACCATCGGACTTCCGCAGTCTGCACAGTAAATCTTTCCCGAAAACGGATGGACACCAGTTGCCCCCGAAGGGCTTCTGGTATCATCCATCATGAGCCTCTGGACAAGATCAAACTGCGCAGGAGCAATAATCGGCTCGTGAGCATTTTCTGTCCGCGACCATTCGTTTTGGGGCTTTACCACGGTCTTCTTGACTTTGTGATTGGGAGATGTGGTTTTACCCTGCACCAGCGTTCCGGCATAGACCTCATTCTTGAGAATCCGGTAGATCGCAACAGCACTCCACAGAGCAACCTTCTTCGTCTGGAAGCAAGTGCGCTGCTTCGACCCGTTTGCCTTTTTATACTCGATTGGCGAAGGAACATTGTTCTCGTTGAGCCGATCTGCAATCTGTGCCGGAGATAATCCTTCTATCTTCCACTTGAAGATGTCCTGCACAACCGGTGCGGCAACAGGGTCAATCACCAACTGGTTCTTGTTATCCGGTGATCTCAAATACCCGAAAACCACACGAGAGCCGACGAACTGACCGTTCCGGCGTTTCGCATCAAGGTTTGTTCTGACCTTGATGGAGATGTCGCGGCAATAAGAATCGTTCATCAGGTTTTTGAACGGAAGGACAAGCTCATTGTCTGCCGCTCCAGGCTGTGCGCTGTCATAATTGTCGTTGATTGCAATAAAGCGAATACCAAGGCGAGGGAAAATCTTCTGAATGTAGTCACCAGCCTCGATATACTCACGACCAAAACGCGAAAGGTCCTTGACTACGATGCAGTCAACTAAGCCAGCGCGGACAGCCTCCATCATTCTGTTGAAGTCAGGACGTTCAAAGTTAGCGCCAGTGAAACCATCATCGCAATATTCTTTTACTACCGTAATTTCCGGGTGCTTCTTGAGGTATTCTTTGATGAGCATTCTTTGATTCGAGATACTGTCACTCTCAAGTTTCTCGCCGGAAACAGAAAAGTCGCCATCTTCCTTTGATAATCTCAGGTAGATGGCGGCTTTATAATCTTTGTCTAAAGATAATCTAAGCACAAACACCACTCCTTACTTTATTCCGGTCAGATAACCCGAAAGCTAAAGTACGCAGTGGTGCTTCGCTGATTTTGTCCATGTCTACTATAACACGAATTAGAGCGAAAATCCAGCGTTCTTGATTTTGTTTACAAAAAAGATTCTTTTCAGGGTCATCTTTCAAATCACTCACATACTCGCCAGCAGATTTACGAAGTTGTCGTTGATCGTCGCTTGCGTATTCGCATAGGAAACTCTAACTACCGTATTGCCGACCTTGAACATATAGGGATTTTTGATTTGCTCAACATAGGACTTCATCCGTTCCTCTACTGACATGGATCGGTCAATCTTGACGTCACGAATGTCTACCAAGGAGTCAAGAAGTTCTCTTCTGGTCATCTCTTTCTCCATATCATCACCGCCTTTTCACAAGTATTCTTGCCCATAATTTGCCTTTTCATGCGTTTAGCCGCGAGAACACCTTATCAGCAAATTGGTAGGCAGCAGCCATGGTGACTGCTGCCCATAGTATTCACTGACAAGTCCTTTCGGACGTTTTCACAGTGTTCTTACTTCGACATACTTGCAGCTCGCGCCCCTGCCGAATAGGGAATGCTGCGGACTACCAACGGTTAATCGGTATCATGGGACTCTCACCCCTCCGAGGATCGCTCCGAGCCGCCCCTTCAAAGAAAAGGCGGAAGTATCATTATACCCTGCATCTGCATCGTCGCAAGCAGCCGCACCACACGGCTGTTGTAGCTCTCCGGAGGTCGCTCGCTCCCTTGCGGGAGGTCTTGGCGTCGGAAGCTGTGTTGCTTCGCAGAAGCGGAAAGATCCGCAACACTGAACTATTCAGTTTTCAAGGAACAGGTGAAGCGGTCTGCTTGACCCCTTCACTTTACAACGGACATTTTTCAAGCGATTTAGGGGGTACCGGAGAAAAATTTTTTGAATTTTTCTCTGAGGGCATTTCGGGTCTCCTGAACCGTCGTGTAGTCAACGCCGATTTCTCGTGCATAGGCACTAAGGCTTATCCCCGCAATCATGCAATTCTCAAACACCCCCTTCTGCTTTGCTGTCAGATTGGCGTAAAATGTCTTAACCATGAGCTGCATTGTTACTTCTTCTGCGAGATCACACGGGTCAGCCAGCCATGCGGCAGACTTCACATCATCCTCCGGCATAGCGTCAAGGGACAGTACAGGATTAGAATTATTTTCTGCGCCGTCTTCATTCTCGGAAGCACTGTCAGAACCATATGAGCGTCTGATCCTTTTTTCTTCGGTACGAAGGATTTTCATGACCTTACGGTCAACCTCCGTCACTTCTCCTGTGCTTTTCACGCGCACCATGCACTTTCCGTCCTCCGTAGTCCAGAGGTCGTAGTCGAACTCGATAGGGGTCTTAGGTGTT